TTAACTTTAAGATGGGAAACCTTACCATGATTGTTAGACATGAAATTAACGAACAAGAAATGATTGATATTTTTGACCAATTTGCAGCTTCAATTATTGATGGTTATCCATGTGAAGAACTCACTGAGTACTTGCATGAAGCAGTGCGAGAGCTATCTGTTGACCAAACTGCAATTATGCCAAGAAGTGACTTTACGTACATTGTCGAAGACTTTATTGACTGCTTCACTTTTGATGATGAAAACGGCGGTTACATCTTTGCATTTGAAGATATGTATTTTCATGGCAATACCAAAGTTATAAAAGAGAAATCGGTGACGACGAGTCGTAGTGAAGCTTACCGTGATCTTTGGGACATGGTGTATCGAGTGGCCAGAACTGAAAAATATAACAAAGGTGAAAATGCACTTCATCTCGTTAATTTAATCCTTAGAGCAACGCGTAAATCTATTAATGAAAGTGCTGTAAATATTGACGATGTAATTTTAATGATAGAGAAGACAGTTGATATATCCCTGCAGGATAAAAAGTTTCGAACACTGTCAGAGCTGCGTCGTTTTGAATTAGAGCAAGATGCTAAAAGGCTAGCTAAAGAGACTGAAATGGTTGCAGCATTCGAAGAACTCCTACTTAAATCAAAAAGTGCAACATCACCACTGCAAACGTGGACGTTATTTTACCGTGCTCAACGTGTGGGTAAATCATGGAGGCATCACGGTTACTGGTTGATTAATTCTGATCGTAACTTAGTCGGTCAAGCTTACATATCAGAAATGAAAAAATGTGTGATGGATATTTTTTATCAAAGATGGGTGATCAGTAAAATAGGAACACGCTTATGTCAATTGAAATTAAAATCAACTAATCCTCTTGTTCCTTACACTGGGAATGTAGCAGATCTAATTGATGATGATCTACCGTTCTGATGGCTTACGTGGATAAATCCCAGTCATTATCTGGCCGTAACACCATTATTGAAATGATTGAAAGCGCGGAGGACTGCACCAGTAAGCCAGTCAGAATGCCCGCGCTAGGCAAAGAATTCCCACAACCCGAAATGTCGCTAATCGAAAATGCAATGTTTCAGGTTAACCCCGATCTCGAAGACCATCAATGGCGCAAGCAGTTCTTTGGTGATATGCCGCATTACCTTAGCCGCTACTTTGCCGAACGATATATTAAAGCCTTTAAACGTAATGGCCGTCAATACGCCAATAAGTACTTAAGAAAAACCGTGGGCGCTAAGATTAACCCTCGTTTAAAAAAAGTATTAGGGCAGTATAACCAGCAGGTTAAATATCGTGATTCTTATACTCTCTGTAATGATTTGTTCCGTGAAAAACTGCTAGCAGAAATGGATAAAAGCGAACTAAAAGTATTAGCGCAACAGTACGCTGATTTCTTTGCCGTGCAACTCGATAACCAAGCTGCAGAGCAGGATGGATCCCAAGGCTACGATCAGTCTATTATCCAGGTCTTTTGTGGTCTACGTGAAATTAGCCGTAAGTTTGGTTATACACCATCCTATGATAAACCCGAATCTGATTTAACAGCTGCAGAAGCAGAGTGTGGCATTTTACGCTTAACCTGCAATCGTGCCTGGGAAAGTAAACTAAAAGCCAAGCGTTCGATAATGCGCGAGCACCTAGCAATAGCAGTAGGCCAAGTACAAAAGTCTGCAAGCCCGTACTGTTCCCGTGACTGTCTGCACGAATGGAAGAACCAAAAACAACGTAACCGTGATTTCATCAAAGGCATGTCGGTCTTTGATGAAGACATGGACGAAGAGATAGCACTTGCCGAAATGTTCTATAAATCCACTGGTAATCCAGCCATTCGCCGTTGCGAGCTTATGGTTCGGATGCGTGGTTACGAGAATATTGCCCAAGCTATGGGTTGCGAAGGGCTGTTCCTTACCTTAACCGCACCATCCAAATATCACCACACCCGAAAAAGGGGCGGCTTTATCGATCACTGGATGGGTAACAGTCCCCGTGATGCACAGCGTTATTTATGTAGCGTTTGGGCTAAAATCCGCGCTCAGTTCAAGCGTGATGATATTTCAGTATTTGGTATCAGAGTTGTCGAACCACATCACGACGGTACACCACATTGGCATTTACTGTTGTTCATGCAGCCCCATGATGTAAAACGGGCGAGTGAGGTATTCACGCATTACGCAGTACAAGAAGATTTTAAAGAACTGTTCCCGTCAATAAACAAGAAAGAAATAGCAGTAGGGCCACCGAACTTACGGACTCGATGCGAGATTGTTGCTATCGATTCTGAACTGGGCTCTGCAACCGGCTACATTGCTAAATACATTAGTAAGAACATTGATGGTTATGCCATGGATGATGAAAAAGATGACGAGACAGGGCGCGACCAAAAAGAAATGTCGGCAAATGTTACTGCCTGGGCAAGTCGTTGGCGCATTCGTCAGTTTCAAGCGATTGGTGGGGCTCCGGTTACCACGTATCGAGAATTACGCCGTTATGCTAACAACGACGTAAACACATTCAAAAGTTACGTTGCCTTGCTGAATGGAAAACAACAATACAACTTGTTTACCGAGTTATTCCCAGACCAAAACCCTTATCTTATGGGTCCTAAATTAGACTTTCAGGGGCCACGTTTAAACTATGCTGCAATGAACTCGTTACAGCGTTGGGATGTGCTTACTGGCAAATACAAAGCAGAATTAAAAACAGACATCGATAACGCATCCACAGCAATGAAGTGTGCTGATAAAGGCGACTTTGCAGGGTATGTCATGGCGCAAGGTGGCCCATTCGTGAAGCGTAAAAACCTGCTCATCCGTAATGATTATGACGGCACCGAGATGGGCAATGAATACGGTGAATACGTAAGTAAGATCCAAGGCTTTAAAGTTACCGATGAAACACCGGTTAAGACTCGACTTCGCAACTGGGTGATCCAGCGCAAGTCTCAAGCATTGCTCGACAGTGAAGCGAGCACCAGTAGCACCGCAGGTGCTGAGGGTTTAATGAGTCCCGAAGGGGCTTCTCGGAGTTCTGTCACTAACTGTACGCCCTCCAGACGCGACAGGTTAAATACTGGAATTAAAGCACTTTTGAAAAGGCGCGGTATTCATTTAGATGATCACCTGGTCAATGTAATGCAGCAAGGTGCCAAAATCAGAGTTGATAAAGACCACATCGTGAAATTGAGGCAGGGCTATTACGCCGAGAATCAATATTACCCGCCCGAACTGGTCGATGTAAAACCCGAAGAACCCAATATTTGGGATGGTTGGAACAGTCCTGAAACTGAAATTAAAGATACATCCGATTACATACCTGGTTGGGAAGACTGGGAAAGCTGGGATTGGGGGTGATAATTTAATCTAGAGTTGACAGCATGCCATTAAAACAAAACCCTCAATTCTAATGTAGAGCGCATTTTCTTGTTTATACTTTTATTTTTTGGACTGTATCAATTGTTATTTTTTTAATCATTTGTAATAACAGATTAATTTTATGATTTTGATAGTAATTCATTAGAATAAAATTAGTTTTATACAAAATTCTGTGTAATACATTGTTATGATTTAATACTTGGTGTTGATTCCATTGCTTACACTTACTTACTTATAAAATGTTTGAATACTGGAACTTATTTTTAGTTAAATAATCAGAATCGTTACTTAAGCTCGGTATTATTTATTTCCCGAGCTCCCGAGGTATCTTTAGAGGAAAGGCTATGCGTTATTATACCCCTTTGTATTTAATTTCTCTTTTATGTAATGCTCCAGCAGTAATGGCTGGAGCTGAAACTACAGTAGTGTTAGATGGTAATAAAGCGATCTATGAAGGAGATATTGGAGAGGAAGCTAATGCGACGTTATTTGAGTTGTATAGAAAAAATAAACAGGTAAATACGTTAAAGATAAAAAGTAAAGGTGGTGAAATTAACGTAGGAATGGATCTTGCAGAATTTGTGTACACCAATAAGTTGAATGTTGAAGTGAATGATTACTGTTTTTCTTCATGTGCTAATTATGTATTTCCAAGTGGTATGAAAAAAATCATTGGTAAAAATGCAATCATTGGTTTTCATGGTGGTGCGAGTAGCACTGAATTTGATGACAGTGAGTTGGATACATTACCAGAAGAAGAACGAAAAGCGACTTTAGTATTCATGGCTGAATATTTACAACATGCACTCAAGCGTGAAGCCTTATTTTTTTCGATGATCGGTGTTGAGCAAAAGATAACAACCTTAGGCCAAAATGAAGCATTTTCAAAGTTTGATGAAGCCGATTTTAAGGGATGGTATTACTCAATTGATGCATTAACGAAATTAGGTGTGACCAATATTTCAGTTATTGATGCTCCATGGGAATACAAACCATTTGATAACGAAACAAAGTTATTTGAGATTATTGCCAATGATTTTTAATAAAATTTGTAGTTTTTACAGAAAAATACTTTTAGTCAGATAAATTACCCTATTTAACCTCAGTTCTGCATATGAAATTGTTTTTCAAGCCGAGTTATTTTGATGCTCGGCTTTTTTGTGCTGTCGATAACTTATTAGAGTATTGAACAAGCCCTCAATTGTGAGGATTTTTTGGTTTACAATATTGAAAGCTGCAATTGCAATTCTTGACGCTGTTCGGGCGCTAAACCTTTCACCAGACTAATGGCCATCTGCGTTGTTGTTTTAGCTGAAGGGCTCAACGTATGACTAAAACTAAGATTCATAACAAACGAATGACCACACTCCGCATTATTACAGCTGCAGTATAAATCTGTATAGCTATTCGAAATCCTATTCGTTTTCTGGATTCGACTTTTAACGCCGCACTCTGGGCAAACTACTCGCATAAACATCCACTTAATTCAAATACTGACCTATAAATTATACGATATTAGACTGTTGTTTTATACAGTTGTATGTAATGTTCGTTATAATACATAGCTATTTCTGATGGCAGAGGAAAACATTTAATCATGCGCGTGAGTCCCCGATAAATTCACTCCTCTTCGCCTACCGCGTTTTCGCAATTTTTTTACGTTTTGGACACAACCATGGACACGCTGATATTGCTCAAGCCTTATCTAGAAAGGATCGTAACGATCATTCTAGGATCGCTAATGTCAAAGTCGTGACAGGTTTTGTCACAGAATGACAGGCTATCCCAATATATCGAGATAATTTCCCTCGTTTTTTGTTTCAATGCAAATCTCTCATGAATTTAACTTGAAAGACGGATTAAACTCACACTCAGTTGAAACACCTACCAATTCAGTTAAAACACCTGTCAATTCAGCTAACATTTAAAATACATATAATATACAATCACTTGTTATTTCTAATACCTCGTTATGACTATAAAAATATTTTATTTGTTCACAATTTATCATCACCTCAATAATCAGGGTGTATACATGGGATTTTTATTATGAAGTTTAAAATACTGACTGTTGCTCTTTTAGCTGCGATGTCACTTAATGCACACGCGGGCGAAAATGTAGGTGGGTTTTACAAATCTAGAATGAGTGGAGCCATCGTTGCGCCATCATCAGCGAAAGTTAACGACACTGGCCTTGTTAATGGGCAAGTATATACAGTTGTAGATGAAGCTATGCTACGCAAGATGATTGCCGATGGTGATGATGTGACTCGTGTTGTAACAACAAATATAACAAATATGAGTAACCTGTTTAAGGATAACAAAACATTTAATCAAAATATCGGTCACTGGGATACATCTAATGTGACGGATATGAGAGACATGTTCTGGGGGGCTGAGGCATTTAACCAGGATATTAGCTTCTGGGATACATCTAAAGTGACTGATATGCATTATATGTTCAACGGTGCTAAGGAATTTAACCAAGAGATTGGTTATTGGAATACATCTAAAGTGACGAGTATAGATAGCATGTTCTACGGTGCTGAGGCATTCAACCAAGATATTGGTGACTGGGATACATCTAAAGTGACTTATATGTATTCGGTATTCAGAAATGCTAGGGCATTTAACCAAGACATTGGTGGCTGGGATGTATCTAATGTTACGAGTATGGCTTGGATGTTCAATGGTGCAGAGGCATTTAATCAAGACATTAGCGGCTGGGATACGTCCAAAGTGACAGGTATGACTGCTATGTTCCACAATGCTAAGGCATTTAATCAAGATATTGGTGACTGGGATACGTCTAAAGTGACTAATATGATTAGTATGCTCTCTGGTGCTCAGGTATTTAACCAAGATATTAGCGGCTGGGATACGTCCAAAGTGAAGTATATGAGTAGTATGTTCGAAGGTTGTAAGGCATTTAACCAAGATATTGGCGGCTGGGACACATCTAAAGTGACGAATGTGAGTCGTATATTTTACCATGCGGAGACATTTAACCAAGATATTGGTGACTGGGATATATCTAATGTGACGAATATGAGAAATATGTTCGAAAGTGCCAAGGTATTTAACCAAGATATTAGCCGTTGGGATACATCTAGCGTGACGAATATGAACCGTGTATTTTACTTTGCAGAGGCATTTAATCTAGATATTAGCCGTTGGGATACATCTAGCGTGACGAATATGCACGAAATGTTCGCTTATGCTTATGCCTTTAACCAAAATATTAGCCGCTGGAATACATCTAACGTGATTGATATGGGCTCAATGTTCAGCAGTGCCGATGCATTTAACCAAGATATTAGCCCTTGGGATACATCTAGCGTGACGAGTATGAGTTGGATGTTCAGCAGTACCGATGCATTTAACCAAGATATTAGTTATTGGGATACATCTAGCGTAACTGATATGAGTGGTATATTTGCCGGTACAAAGGTATTTAACCAAGATATTAGTTATTGGAATACATCTAGTGTGACGAGTATGAGGAATATGTTCAGTGGTAGCGATGCATTTAATCAAGACATTAGTGGCTTGGATACATCTAACGTGACCAATATGAGTAAAATGTTCAGCTATGCAGAGGTATTTAACCGAGACATTAGTGGCTTAGATACATCTAGCGTGACTAATATGAGTAGCATGTTCGAAAGATCTGAGGCATTTAACCAAGATATTAACCGCTGGGATATATCTAGCGTAACAGATATGAGTAAAATGTTTTATCAAGCTCGACCATTCGAGGAAAGCAATGTGGAGTCATGGGATTTATCAGGCATAGATACGACAGAGATGTTCGGTAAATAAGTCTGTAATAAAGATAGTCTCTGGTTATAAGATAGAAAGCTGAACACAATCTCATTGGTGTTCGGCTTTCCTTTAAATGATTAATCGCCTATCTCATATTTACTTAGCAGGTAACGTTAACCAGCCCCTTTGGCATTCTTACTCCCCCAAAACGCCCTAAACAATCGCATTAATCCAAGCGTAGAAACCGCAATACCCACAATCACAAATTCAAAGTACCAGGGCGCGCCTTTATAACCCATGGCCCGCCAACCATTTGCCATATACGGCTGCAGCTGTGGCACAAAGTGCGCAATGAACAATCCCAAAAACACAGTAATAATGATTTCATCCATTATCGATTCGCGCCGGTTCTTCAACACCTGCAGATCATAATCAGCATCGTTACCTTCCTGGTTAGCCAAGCGTTTCGCTTCCGCATCCAACTTAGCCAACTTAAGGTTACCTTCTGCAGTCGCAATCGATGCCGCCATTTCTGCCGCAATACGTTTACGCTCTCGATAGCTACCAGACAAATCTGCAATCGGTGCCGAAATAAAACTAAATAACGAAGTAATCCAACTCATGATTTATTCCTCATAATAATATCTAAAAAATGCTTAGGGTCTTTTGATACCGCTTTCGCCAGGGCATTAACCCCTGTTAAAAGATGCGGCGCTACATACGCGGCAATACCAATAATGCCAGTCTTCAACCCTTCATCTAATCCAAGCCAACGACAAAAACTGTCCGCAATGTACGCGGACAAAATCGCCATTAACACCGACATGAAATAATGAAAAAAAGTGATCCGTGTACCAGACATATACATTTGCGTTGCGGCGGCCAATAACGACAACAAACACAGCTGCCCCCATTGGCGAATAAAAACAATCAGTTCTTCCATCAAGCCTCACTCCTCGGGTTTAAGTCGGAATACGTTGGCTCTGCAAACTTGATATGCAGTGCAACAGGTAAATACTCGTTAATTTCCAGCATGTCCTGCTGCATAGGAACCACTTCATTGTTGTAATAAGCGCGGGTGATTTTATCCAGGTCACCAAAGCCCGGACTATCACCCGATGTTTGCCCGCTTAACGCTTCCTGGGCGCGGTGCATACTCAACATATCGTTTAGCGTCATCTTCTTAATGCGCTCAAATTCATCCTTGGTCGAGATATCACCCACCGGAATGATCTTGATTGCCTTCTCTGCGTCAGCCTTACCACTGCGATTATTAATAAACAGGCTGCGGAAATTACCCACACCGCGAGAATCTTTGATCGCTTTTTTCAATTCGTCTTCATCATCGGTCGACAAGTTCGGATCTGCCATCGAGAAGATAAACCCCATGTGTGCGCCGTTCTTGTAATACTTACGACGGAACAGGGTGGCATCTTCGTTTAAAAGCGCAGATTGAATACCGCCATAATATTGGGGAATACCATAGATACCCTGGTTAGGGTCGTATTCTTTAAGGTGAATAACTTCGCCTTTTTTAAACCTCAGCACCTTGCCATTACTTAAGCGCTGGGCATAAACACCAGGCGTGGAGGTATAGCGCATCGATAACGCAGGTAAATGCCTTAGCTTAATCACATGACCAAAGGCATTTTTAATAACCTGAAAATACGCATTCGCCGCCCAACAATAATCAAAAGCAAACTTCTTAAACGTGCGCTGGCTCAACACCGTATTAGGCTTAAACCATTTCAAAATCATATTGCGTTTAAAATATAAAATAGGGCCGTGCTGGGCATTAACGCGCAGCAACTTAACCAGTCCAGACAAACTCACAGGTGGCGAATATAACCCGTCCATATCAGCGTAAAGGCCAATATACTCAGTCATGTGATTATCTAAACACGGCTCAGGGTCGCCAAAGCTAAAGGTGTCGATAGATTTGTCTTTCACCGGTTCTGTTGTCGTACTCTTAGTTGAATTCATTATGCGGCATCTAATCCTATTGACGTTCTGGTGCTCGAGCTGTCACCAGATAATGGTTCGTAAATCATGGCGTGCATGATTGCCCAGGCAATATCTGCATGGCCTGTTGCTGCAGTGCGGTTGGTTGCGTAACTAATCTGGTCACCAACCACTTTTTTGCGAATATTAATAAAGCTGCTGGCAACCATCACCGAATTCTCATCGAACTCAAAACACTTCTTACCAATGACATTAAGCGCTTTAATCACCATCTTGTTTTTGTTGTGCGGGTTGTAATGAATTGGCATTGCCAGCGGGAAGAATTTTTGTATTAACTCAAACACACCCAAACCCATGCCGGTGGTATCAACACCGATATGCACAACATGGTATTTAAGCGTGAGCTCTTTAATTTCACTGGCCATGGTTTCAAAATCGTTACCACTGAGATTCAGTGATTCCAACAAACGGAACTTATCATCAGGGCCAAGCGGTAAACTCAAGACCACGACCGATGCAATGTCTCGCGTTCGCGCAGGGTCAAAACCAATAACAACCGGCTTCATGGCATAAGGGCGTGGCCAACTCGGGTCAAAGTCAGTCCATTTTTTACTATTACCAACACAGGCCATCAGTTGTTTAAGGCTAAACGCACTGTGGGCATCATCAATAAACTTGCACATAAAGAGGTTGTTAAACTCTTCGGTAGAATATTCATTTTCCAAAATACTAATATCAATGCGGTCAAAGCCTTGTTTCACCACATCATAAACATTGAGCTTTTGACGCCAAATGCCATCTTCACAAAGCCGACCATCCTTTAAGGTCTTATGGCTAACATCAATAGCAAACTCGGGATCATTACAGGCTTTGGTTTTTCGGTACCAGCGACCATTCCACAAATCATAAGCTTCATGACTGGTCACCGACGGCGTACTAAAATAGGTAATTCGAAAATCTTTATGGGTTGCCATTGCCTGGGCAAGACTGCGTAACTCTTTAAACTTAGGGATCCAAAACACTTCATCAATATACAAGTCGCCAGAAGCCGATTGTGCAGTACGGGCATTGGTTGATTTGAAATACAGTGTTGTAGTCTTGCCCTTGTTACGCATGGTCAGTGGCGAGCCGCTTAGCTCAATACCAAATTGCTCACGACATAAGGCAATAATATTGGCTTTGAATATCTCCGCCTGGTCCCGTGATGCTGAAATGAAGATCTTATTACGGCCATTCACAATCGCATCATAAAACGCTTCAAACGCAAAATAGAAAGTCGCGCCAATCTGACGCGGCTTTAATATGAATCGGCTACGGTGATCCTGATGTTCAAACCAGTGTAATTGGTGCGGGTAGAGCAGGTTATCTTTGAGTGTATCGAGCATTTCTTTGGTGATACTAGACACATCATTCTTGATCTTCTTCTGACGTTTCTTACTTTTACCTGTTCGTTCACCTGTCTGTTCATGTTGAGCCGTCGCAGCTGCAGGCGCATTACCGTATTTCTTTGTTATACCGGCACTGGGCAAGCGTGACTGATTTAACGCGCATTGTTGTTTGGTCAGAAAATCGAGTTCTTTATAATCCGCGTCACTTTTATTATCGCGATCAGCCAATAACACAATACGCCGTGCAATCGCTGTCTCGGCATTCAGTGACGGGCACAGTTCATTCCAGCTGCCATCATCCGCCCAACGTCGTAAAGAACGGGCACTTGGCATACCGTCAATTTCTGAAATCTCATCAAACGTCAGCCCACCAAAAACATAATGGTCACGCGCCGTTTTAATCATTTCGGGTGTATATCGGGGAGTCCTCGGTTTCATAACTGGCCTGTTGGTAAGAACAAGCGCCAAGTTTATAACCCTAAAACAGGTAATTCTTTAACAAGATTTCCGTGTTATTCCGCTTTCGCCAAGATCGGAATTTAGCGGATTTAATGTGATGGATTAAGGCCTGTTCAGAGGGCAAAATTGCTCTCACTTAGATTTACTTTGACATTAAACAGGAAACTACATGGCTCAATTACGCACTATTCCACTTGCCATTGCCGCCATGGGGTTAACGGTAGATG